TCTAGTAAGTTATTTTGAAGATTTTATTGAACTTCAAACTGCAATAGAAAATCTGCAAAAAAATGATCAGCAAGCAATTGAACTGTTCTACTTCGAAAATTATAATCAAGCAGAGTGCGCGAAATTTTTAAAAATTTCTCAACCAGCATTTAACAAAAGGCTTAAACGAGCTCTCAAAAATCTAAAAAAATATTTTGAGCAATAATGGTTATATTTTGCGCGTTGAAAAATTAATATGTTAATAGGGTCCCCTATGAATTCACAAGATTTTGAAATTTTTTACAATTGGAACAATTCCCTTAAGACAAACGACAAAATTCAGTTCCGAAAAATTCAATCAGAAGTCAAAACACTCAGGAAAGCTTACTCTTCAACAGAAATAGAAGAAATTTTAGTTGCAGAAGGATACAAGCCTAATCTAGTAAAAGAAGCTTTGAATTTTGATTCTCAAGACGAGACAATTGAGCAAAAAGTCGTTGAAGTCTCAACAGTACCTAAGAAATATGCTGATGTTTCCAGTAAATTTGAAAAAGTTTTAATGGAAATTGGGCCAACTAAATTTGTAAAAATGCTTACAAGTGGCTCAAGTCCATTGATGAAAATTTCTAAAAAAGAAATTGAAACATTTCAAAAGATTGCCGATGTAGCTTATGAAAATTCTGTTCATCTGGTGACGTTGCATGCTTACATGAAGCCTTCAATTGTATCTGAATTAGCCGAAAATGTCTGTAGGGCTCGCAAAATTAAAAATAAGTGCAGTTTTGCAAACACTGAGGGTGGGCTTGCTATTACATTCAACGGCAAGACTGTGGTCGCGTCTACAAAACCAGTAAAATCATCGTCAGCAAAGTTTGTGGATTCAAATTATGAAAAGTTTGGATTCCCTGATGAATTCGTGATTTTAGCTTATGAAAAAAATTCTCCATATTCTAAAATTGCTAACGATTTGAACTAGAAGCAAAAGTTAAATTGTAAAATAGTAGTGTGCTTAGCGCGCACTACTATTTTTTCAAAGAACCAATCAAAACATGAGCATTGAAAAAGCCTCTGAAGCAGTAATCAAAAACATTATTCTAGACAATGATGCATCTCAAAAAGTAGATCCAGAAGACGGATTAGTAATGTTCAGCTCATTAAGAGCTGATGTAACCCCTGTTAAAGATTATAAACTTAATACGCATGGAATTGACTACCCCAAGTATTACAGTGCAAAGTGCGCTATATGCAATTCTCCTCATCGAGAATTACTGGAGCATGTATATGTTGATAAAAATAAAAACATTAGGGCTACTGTAAAATTTTTTGAAAATCATTTCAATGCTAAATTAAACTGGGCGCAAGTTAAACATCATCTCAAATATCATTGTGATATGAATAAAATTGAAACGCCTGGTCTTTTAGATTATGATGGTGATGATGAAGATGTAATTAAATGGAAGTTTAGAGAGTATGAGTTAGCATTAATTGCTACTTTAAAAGAATTAAATGATATTCGAGGGTTAACAACTAAATCTTTTGATGAACAAGCTAAAAAAACACAGTTGATCGATAGATTAACCACAAAATTGATTCAAATTAAGCAGCATCGTGACGACTTGGGAGTTAATTTACCTAATGTTTTTGAAGTTTTATATCAAGTACATGAGTTAATGGTAAGTGAAGATGATAAACGAATCATTCGTGAAAAAGTGAAAGAACTTAAAAAGTTAATCACATAATGCTAAAATGGCCAGTAAAAATAATCAACAAAGACAATTAGCTGAGCAAAAAGAAAGAATTGCTCGTGATGCTGCAAAACTTGAATCTCTTTGGAGAGGCTTAGACAGTGATGAGGAATCGCAAGAACCTCAAACTTATTCAAATCGCTATGAAGTTCCAGCTCCAGATCCAAGAGATAAGTCAAAATATAATCCACACAATATTGTTGACATCGAGACTTTCATCAAACATCCATTTTATTTGAATTTAACTCCATACCCATGGCAGATGTTGACACTAAAACTTTTTTATATGGGGTCAATGGGAAACACAAACTTAGAGCTCAATGCTGCTGATAAAAAAGAAGAAAAAAATTGTGATAAGTGTGTGTGGAAGTATGTTTTAGACAATGAAATTTTAGCCGCACAAAATATTGAAAAAGGTGAGACCCCGCAAAATATTCTCAAACCAATAAATTCAAGATGCCTCAAATGTCTTCGGTGCCCATTGGCAGTAAGAAATACTAAAATAGATTATGCAATCGAAAATTCAGGAGAAATATCTGAAGAAACTGCTTTAAAGGAACTCAAAGAACTTGAGCTAGAAGATTTTTTTCAATCTGAGCTTGATTTAATTGACGAAGTGCCTGACGAAGCTGTCAAAATGCAAATCAAAAATAAATTAGGTAAAAAATTTAGAGAGTTAGTCTTAATTATGGGTCGTCGGGGCGGAAAATCGTTTTTAACTGTGACCATTGCACTGTATGAGCTTTATAAACTTCTTTCAATGAATCACCCTCAAAAAAAACTAGGTCTTCCTGATTTTCAAGAAATACATATCCTGAACGTTGCAAAAAATGAAGACCAGGCAAAAGATTCTATTTTCACTCCTATGAAAAATATGGCTGTTGCTTCTCCTTTTTTCCAAAAATATATTGGAGTTGACAATACTCTGGAGATGAAATTTTTAACCGAAAAAGATATAGAAGAAAACACGAGAAGAAAAGCAAAAAGTCTTACTCCATTAGATGGAACCATTATTCTTAAATGCGGTAGCTCAAGCGCAGGTGGCTTAGTTGGTAAAACTTGTTGGTGTATTATTATTGATGAGCTTGCTGCCATGGCTGGTGACAATCCAAATGGTGGTGATGATAAAAAACTATATAATGAGCTAAAACCGTCTTTGAAGACATTTGAAAAAGATGGAAAAATCATTTGCTTATCGAACCCTAAGGGCCCATTTGGTCAGCTTTTTAATCTTTACAACACAAGACTTGAAGACAATTCTACATTAATTCTGAAACTTCCCACTTGGATGATAAATGCAAATATAAACGCGAAAGATCTTATGGAGGAAAAAAGACAAGATCCTGTAGAATTTAACATGCAATTTGGAGCTGAATTTGGCACAAACTCAGAAAACCCATTTCTTGACCCCGAGGATGTCGCTCACGCTTTTATTGAGTCGCAAAGAATCACTAGGCTGGAACAAAGAGAAAATAATTATGACTTTTATTGTCACATAGATCCTGCCAATAGAAATGATTATTACACTTTAGTAGTTGGTCACATAGAACAATATGGTGATTTTAATTTAAGCGGAACACAGAAAAAAAGATTTTATGTTGATCATATTCAGTATTGGGCTCCTCAACACATGAAGCAACCAGTCAATATAGAAGTGGTTGAAAATTATATTATTGATCTTCATAAAAAATTCAGTTTTAAACAAATATCTTTTGATCAGTGGCATTCAGCAGAAACCATTGAAAGGTTGCAAAATCAAGGTCTGCCTGCTGTTTTAAAAGTTTTTAATAAAGAGTATAAAGACAAAATTTATATAAACTTACTTGAGATGTTTAGAAGCAAATCAATTGAATTTTATAAAATGTCGGCGGGTACCGCTATGAATAAAAGCGGTAAGATTTTTGAAATAAATGAAATTCCAGAGGCAAAAGATCAATTTACGTTTTTGCAAAAAAAATGGAAAAATGGAAAACAAACAATCGAAGCTCTCTCTGGCTATAAAGATGATATTTGTGATGCCACCGCTGCTTGTCTTTATGAATGTTCGCAAGAACAAGCATATCATAAAAAATTTCCAAGAGCGAGAATTGCTTACACTGGTAGAGCCTTTAGGTAATTTTCAAGAAACACAGAACTTGTAACTATGATCGAACGATTCGCGCAATTTGGGGGAACGGGAGGCCAATCTCACCCTTTTTCGCCTGGAGGATCTCCTCTATTTAGAGGTGGACCATCTGGCGGCGGAGGCTATGGCATCAATGAGTTCGGATCAGATTTAGGCCTGGACGCTATTATGAGCAGAACACATAGGCCTGGAATTTTAGGTTCTGATAAGCCGTTAGAAACTTTATTAGAAATTTTCCATGAAAGTATTGAAAAAGATGCTGAGCCATATTTATTATCTTTTGATGAGCGAGTTCAACTTAAAAGAAAGAAAAAAATTCGAAGTAAAGAACAGAATTTAAAAGATGAAAGACAACGCTCTGAATCAAAAATTGATCAAATAAAAGAAAAATACAAAACTATAGAAGATCTTTTGTCACAAAGCAGAAAAAATGAATCTGTAGATTTTGATAAATTTGCCTCAGCCTATGATGAAAAAAATTTAGAATTAAAATTAAAATCACAGCACTCAAATGAATCTTCATTTACTCGAACACCCAGCACTCCTCCATTAGTCAATTCGGCTTTAACTTCTACTAATGAATTTGACAGAAATGAGCTTGCTGATGCTCGTTTATCTTACCCTTTTACAGGGCAGGATTATCATTATCGACCAGAAGATGGCTTCGAAAAATATCAAAAACAATTAAGCGATCCAATATTTCCAAATATTCATAACATGGAAAATGACACACTTTTGACCAATTATCCTAATTCAGCAGAAAACACATCTTATTCAGCGCCCAATGAGTTTAAAGATTTGTCATCACAACTAACAACTCCATCAAAGTCGAATGATCTTAGTTTAAGTGAAAAAATTGAAAAATTAAAAAAGAAAATAAATCCAAAAAGGCTTGAGACAGAATTAGGTCAATTAGATTGGGATGAAAAAACTCGTGGAAGATGGCCTGAAAGAAGTTTGTCAAATCAAACTCCATATAAAAATGACGGTAAGGGCTCATTGGAAAACACTTCTTTAGCGGGTCCTGGTCCTGCTGGCGCGGGAGTTTATCCAATTGCGGGGTATTTGTGATGAAAGAAATTTTAAGAGCAATTGATCTTTTAGAAGAGGCTGGATTTTACAAATCTGCAGATCGTGTTCAAAATCGTTTGCTTAAGGTAGCGGCTTGGCCCTATAATGTATCAAATTTAGACGAGTTGCCCATTTCCGCGAGATTCATACTATGGGCGGACAATGAAGAAGATTATAAACAATATGACAATGTTTTTTGGGATGAACTTAAACAAAGAATCCCAGATTACAGAACTCTTAACATAGATAAAGGTGAAGATAAAACTCTTGAAAATCTAATGAATGGTCCTGATCCTGTTGCCGGTCCAGCATATGTTTTTCCAGAGTCAACTAATTTATCTCCTTCAATGTCAGGAGGATTAGACAACTTTACTTGGGATCAAGCAAGAGATGTTAATTTTGGACCAGATTATTGGAAAAATCTTTTGCCAAGATATTGAAGGATTTTTCAAAAATTCAAGGAAAAAAATATTATGCCTCAGCCAATAGTTCCAATTCACAGACAAGAAAATATGCCAATTCTTTTTGAACAAACTAATCCTGAATTCCCTTTATCTGAAATTCAAGCAACGCTGCTACAACCCACTGCTGCCGATTTGCGAAAAAAAACTACAGGACTAAGCACTATTCAAGCCTTGGAGGAAATTGATAAAAATCCTGAGTCTGTTTTTGGTTCAGTTCACTCGGCAAATGAAAGATATTGCTCTGTTCCAAATCATATGGACGAAAACACAATTCTTTCTTTGAAAGCTGAAGGTTTTATTTCAGGTAATGGTCGTTCTGTTAAAATTACAGATCGTGGCCGTACCGCTCTTCGAGATCATTATCTGAATAAATCAAATAAACTCAAAGATGATAGAGTTTCTGATAAATTTGATTATAATTCCTTTTCAAGAATTGCATCAAAGAATGTAGCATCTTTTTCGAACGACAATAATAAAAGTTTTTTCAAAAAATGCATGAAATTAGCTTATCAAAAAACAGCATCTCAAAATACCACAGACATTTTTATCAACTTTATTAAAATTGCTCAAAGATCAAAAGAAGAAATTAAAGAAAAATTGTATCTTGTATCTGAAAGAATTAATGATGCAAAAAGTTCTTTTTTATCTGATGATGAAAAAGAAGAGAGAGTAAGCCAAATTCTCAAAAATAATGCAGTGATTATTTATGAGTACATTAATGCGTTCGCCCTTAACGAAGAACTTAAGGACAGGGCACTCGATTATCTAGGAAAAAGATTTTTCCAAGAAGTTCCTAAAAAATTATTGGATTTGGGTGAACCGGTTGAATTAATTGGATGGCTTAATGGGCTACTTAACACTGCATTCCGACAAGTCAAGCAAAAAGATAAATCAGACGCGGCAAGAAAAAAAGAAAATGAAGAAAAGGCAACACAAAAATTACAATCTTTGCCTCAATCCACATCATTTGATGAAAATTTGCCAATTGATGAACAAATTGATGAGATTACTGAAAAGCTTAAAGAATTGTCAGAAAAAGATTTATATGTACAAATACCTCTTCTTTCATTCATCAAAAATTTTGAAAATTTAAAAAACAAATTCAATTTAGGTGAAAATATTCAGTCAGAATTTCAAAGTGAAAAACAATTTCTCAATGTATTTCTGAACAATTATTTTCTAAAACATGGTAAAATGGTGGATGATGAAATAAAATTCAAGCTAAACGAAATGTTAAAAACATCATTTTGGAATGAAATAGATGATTTGGCTGAACATTTATTGAATTTTGAATACGCAAGTTTGAGTAAAAATTTGAGAGAGCTTTCTGGAGCAGATAGACGTTTGGCCAAATTAGTGATTTCAAATATTATCAAAGCATCTATAATCATGGATACCGCTGCTCACAATGAAATTCCTATTTCAAAAGTTTTTCGAGAAGAATTGGCAGGAAAAGGAGTCCCTAAAAAAACTCACATTTTAAACCACGTTTTTGCGCCATTGATCGAAATTGAACTTCGAAAATTGGAACAAGACCCTGAAAAATTAAAAACATTACTAGAAAAAGCCATGAATGCAATGGCGTATGGTAAAGAAGAACGAGAAACAGGTTCAAAAGCATATCACCATGTTGTTAGAAAAGTGCCTTTATTTTTACTTAGATCCGAACTTGCAAAAGCAAGGCAAGAAGAATTTGGGGGGTCACTTGCAAATTTGACAGAAGACCAGATTGTTAATTTAGCTGAAGTAATCTTAAATAAATTGCACAATATTGAAAAAGCTCATATCGAAGGTGCTTTGCCTGGAGCTAACAAATTTAACTATATTAAAGTTCCAGTTCAAGGACAAGAGGAGACAATTAAAAATAGTATTATTGATGAGATTAAGCGCATTAAAAATGCAGATGTTGAGAAACTTTCGAAAAACGAAACGTCTTCTTCGGAAAAATTAAGCTCATTACAAATTTTGCTCAAAAAATATGCTTCACATAAGATTTATTGCTAAAAAACCACAAGAATTAGCGAAAGGTTTGATGTTTTCAGAGCCTTTAAAAAAAGATGAGTGCGCAATGTTTGTGTTTAATCACATGGGAGATCACAGTTTTTGGAATAAAAATGTAAGTTATCCTATTTCACTTTTATTTTTAGATGAAAACTTTAAAATACAAAATATAGGTTTTTTAGAAGCGGAGCAAGAAAAACCATGTAGAGCAAATTTTCCCTTAACAAAATATGTAATAGAAGGTCATAGAGATTTACCTGCGGAAAAAAACATAAAGTTAGGAGATTTTTGCTTTCCTGAAAAAAATAAAATAAAAATTGTGCAGGATAAACAAAAGTCTTATTAGAATTAAAAAACATTGGAGAAAAAATGGCAGAAAGAGTATTTCCTAATAATATCAATGTAGACATGGGATCAAAGATTCAGTTCAGTGGAATTGACTGGGACCAAGTTGAAAACAACCTTAACAATCCGCGCGTAGCATCTCAAGAAGATGCGGTGCTTAATCTTTTGCGAAAGCTTGCCGCTGAAGATTCAGAAGTTGAAGAAACAGATGAAGAAACAGATGAAGAAGTAGAAGAGGAGGAAGAAGAGGAAGAAGAAGAGGAAGAAGAGGAAGAAACAGATGAAGAAGTAGAAGAGGAAGAAGAGACAACTGCTTATTCCAAAACATCAGGCACAAAAAAAATGAAAAAAATTGCATTTACTAATCCTTCTCAAATTAGCGCGGAAGCCATTGAGGCTGCAAAGGCAAAAGGCGATACACAACTGGTAAACACAATTCTTGCTGCAAGAAAAGAAAATCGTTTACGAATCGCTAATGCAATTCAATCAAAGCTACAAAAAGAAGCTCAGCTGTCACAGCGAATGGCAAAGCGCGCGAATATCATCAGCAATTCTGATGGCATGATGACTCCTTATGCAGAATTGTCTGAAGAATCTTTAATAGCTTTACAAAATAGTGACTTACCCGACAGTGAAAAACTAAAGGTTAACCAGGCTCTCGACGCAAAATCTATGCCCTTTGGCGAGGAAGAATTTAGTGCAGAATTCAAAGCAGCTTCAAGTTTTAATAAAGCTCAAAGAACAGCATTTGTAAATGCTGCAATTAAAGCTGGTATGCCTATCGAATATGTGAATAGTATTTGCCCTCCTAAAATTTCAAATAAAACAACTAGTTTGATCAATAAAGCTAAAGAGGTATATTCATCTGACATTAGTTTTCAAACTAAAAACACAGTAATTGCTTCATTGATTAAAGAAGCAAAACTTTCTCCTGAATCAAGGGATGAATTTATTGATTACTGGAATAATGTACTTGGATATCAGGATAAAGATTTTTGGCCATTAGTTGCTAAAGATTACACTCAAGAAGGTAAATAACATAATGTCAATTTTTAAAAAAGCTTCAGATTTGAATGAATTGCCAAAATTTGTTGATAATGCGTATTTTGAAAATACAGATATCAATATCGAAGATGAGTTCTCGGGGCTTTTAAAAGAAGCTTCGTCAAATCAATCAGTTTATGAAAATCGAGTAAGAAATTTTAAAAAAGTTGCAGAAAAAACTTACGAGTTTGAAAAACCTGAGCCAGCTATCTATAAAAATGATCAATCTGGCATTCGCAGAGTAGGAAATGGCCAAAGATTTTCGGATGAATCCTCTGAATTATTTGCAGGTCAAGAAAAAATAAGAAATATCAGCTTTGATAATGATAGATATGCAGAGTCTGCACTCAAAAATGGTTTGTCTATTTGGGATCCTGAATTTGATGCAATTCGAGAAGCTTTTCAGCAAGGGCAAGAAGAGAATAGCATGAAGTTTGAAAGATTATCAGCTGTAGAAAAAAGAAAAATCACAAATAAGCAATGGGAAGTTGAGCAGATGCAGTCACTCAGGCAATCTAATGTGCTTCCCCACAGAGGGCTAGGTTTAGCTCGTATCGGAAATGAGCGGCCTTTGGATCATGGTAAATTTGGTTCTAAAGATGATTTTTATGCTCAGGCTCAAGATGATATCAGAGAAATGGTTCGAACTTCAAATCGCGACAGAAAAGCAATGATCGAAAGACAGGGCTTTAATCCAGAAGAAGCTAGATCACAGTGGGAAAATAAAGAATCAATTGCAGCTCGAACTATGGAATCATTAGAAAAAACCTCATTATTGGCAAAATTTGCACAGGGTATTTCTATTGATGATAAATAAATTTGCTCAATTTTATAGCCTAGAACAGCTTATTAAAGATCTAGAAAATGCTTTAACAATTAATTCTCCAAAACAATTGGAGGATTTTTTGTTAACTTGCGCCAGTAAAGTCAGTCATCCAGATTATTCTAAAAGACTAGTATCTATGTGCAAATCCACTATTGTGCCTAATCCAGGAGATCTCAAGGGAGGATTTGCAGTTAAAGACCCAATTAGTCAAAAAAAATACAAAAACACGCATGATAATATAAGAGAGTTTTTGAATGAACTAAAAGGAACAAATAAAATGTCAAGAAATATTTTCAATTTAGAAAAGTTCGCTCAGCAAGGTGCAAAAAAGAAGAAAAGAGGCAACCCATTTCGAGTTTTAATGGGTAAAGTAGGAAAGCTTATTGACCACGGTCTTTCGAAAAGAGATGTAGTTCGGACTCTTTTAAAAGAAAATATTTGGAACGAAGAGACAATTGGGCGCGCCACTGATATTGTGAGAGATTATAATAAGAAAAAATACAAAAAAAAGCATCACAAAGAAGCTCAAACTTTGCTTAACACTGCTGAAGAGTGGGGATCAATGGAAATTAATTATTCAAAAAGATCAAACGCAGAGCTTATAACATCAGTCTGTTGGCTGAATTCTGTTGACAAATTTGATTTCAAGAAATATTCTTTTGGTAAAAGTGAAATCGAAGATAAAAGCAGAATTAAAACTAAGATTAAAGAAATTAAATCTGAACTTATCAAAAGAGGAATGTCTAAAGAAGCTTTAGACAATTTACTAAAATAAATATGAAAAAATTAACTGGAAAAGACATTGTGACGGCTTTGAAAGCAGCTCAAAAAAACGAGATTGTTTTAAAAGAAGCTTCTAATCTTACTCAAGAAGATTTTGAAATGGAAGACCTGGGCGTCAAACTTTTTTTTGATGTAGTACCCAAAGGTTTCAGGCAAGCAAGCTTTTTTACTGAAGCCAATACAGAACAGCTTATAAATTTGCTATCTACCACTCACAAAGAAATTGCTGATCATGGTCTAAGAAAAGCTTTTAATTTAATTAAAAACGTTAGACAGTCTAGTAATGAAGCCGTTATTTTGGAAAATCAAATTAATGAAACATTGGAGACAGATGTTCACGCCCAGTTAAAAGCCGCGAAAATTACAAAATTTTTATCAAAATACGTTGATGGAAGAAACAATCGAGAAAAATTAAATATCGCATTGAACTTGATCAATCAATCCAATTTAGATGAAGCTTCAGAAAAAATTAAAGAAGTGTATTCGTCTTTGAATCCAATTAAAAACATTAAGGTTGCATTTACAACAGTCAAAAACCAAATTGGCGAATCTTATCAACTGTGTCCAAAAGGGATTTATATTTGGGGACAGCCAAGGCCAATGGCAATTTCCAACTGTAGAGAGAACTGCATTGATGTTCGCCTGAATCCTGATGGAACAGTTGGGTGTAATTATTTAAAGTGGTTAAATGAAAACCTGATTACACAAGAGCAAGCTATGAATCTTTTCGACAAAGTTAAAAGCGATCATGTGACAATGAATCTTGAAAAAAATGAAAGAACTAAATTCCCAATTTCTGATCAAGACCCATTGGATTCCTTCGTTAAAAGAACTGAAAATACAGTAGACGAATCATGGGAATCACAACTTGAAAAAAGTCACAAAAAACAAACAGAACAACCTAAAAAAATAACAGCTGTGACTGATAAAGCTATTGAAATGCTACTTAAAGATGTAAGAGATGTTTTTGATGATGATGATCTAGACGTTCTTGAGGCGGAAATTAGAAAGGTAATTAAAGAATAATGTCTTGGTGGAAATTTTCAAAAGATTATGTAAGATCGATTCAAGAGCAATTAACTCAAAAACCTTTGGAAACTTCTGCAACCCCAAAAAAACAAATCTCAGATTTATCTTTATCAAGTTCCTTAGAGCAAATTCATGAAAAGGACTCAGGTGTTGAAATGGGCTTGTCAGCGTTGAATATGTCACCTGATCTTCTTAAAGCTGGCCCTGGTGCGGGTGGAACATACCTATATCAGAGGTCGCTGCTTAATACACCACAACATGATAACTATATTGATTCAAGGCCTGAAAATTAATTCAGTCGTTGAACACAGCCAGACCAGTCAGCTACGTCGCCCACAAGGGGGTGGGGTTTCCCCGCTTGAACTATAAATTAATGTGGTATCGCACAGTTTTATCATCTGAGCACCAGGATGGTGTTACTGAGGAAAATTTAAACATTCCGGTGAGTGTCAGCTTAGTGCAAATTTTGCAAGCATTTAAGCAAAACGGTTGGCGCGGGTTAATTGTTGGCGGAGCCGTTCGAGATGCATTGCTGGGTTATGTTCCTAAAGATATAGATATTGAAGTTTATGGGCCTGACTTCAATCAATTATCTTCTGTATTAAATGAATATGGCTACGTCCTTGGAAACGCCACTAATAGTGCAGAGTCGTCTTCGATTATTGGAAAGGCTTTTGGTGTTATCAAGTTTCGAGATAAAGAAGGTAATGATTATGACTTCTCTCTTCCTCGGCGCGATAGTAAAACTGGAGAGGGGCACACTGGATTTGATATCCAGGTAGACCCAAATATGTCTCCATTTGAAGCTGCAAAAAGAAGAGATTTTTCTTTTAACGCATTGGCATACGACCCATTAAATTACAAAATGTATGATTATTTTGGAGGACGAAACGATTTAGAAAACAAAATTCTCCGAGCCACAGATGAAAAAACATTTGGAGAAGATCCACTTCGTGTGTTGCGTGGGATGCAGTTCGCGGCTCGTATGGGGCTGACTATTGAACCAAAAACTGCGCAGATTGCTAAAACATTGGCTGATGACTTGAAGGATTTATATAAAACTTCCGATAATACAAATGGCATTTCAAGAGAACGTGTTGCTGAAGAATTTATGAAACTGGCTACTAAAGGCAAATTTCCAGGCAGTGCGATTCAATATTTGATTGACACAGGTTGGATTAAATACTTCCCGCAAATTGAAGCAATCGTTGATGTGCCTCAAGAATACGAGTGGCACCCCGAGGGCCCTGTACACACTCACACGGCGCATGTTATGGATGCAGCAGCAAGTATTGCCGACAGGCGAGGGCTCACGGGAGATGATCGAGCAGTTGCTATTTTTGCAGCACTTGGTCACGATTTTGCTAAAGCTTTTACCACTGAACAAAAGGAAAAAGGTGGCAAAATGAGATGGACAGCACACGGGCACGAAGAGGCAGGTGGTCCAGTGGTTCAAGAATTTCTCAAAAATATTGGAGTGAAGAACGATATTATTAATCGTGTTGTACCTTTGGTCACAAACCACCTAAATCATATTCAATATAAAGACAGCAACATAGGTAAACGGCAAGTAAGGATTTTGTCGCACAATTTGTCACCGGCTACTATTGAAGAGCTGGTCGACTTAATTGAAGCTGACCATTCAGGTCGTCCGCCGCTTCCAAAAAAACTACCAGATCAAGCTCAATGGCTGTTAGATGCCGCAAAAGCAGATGATGTGCATAATCGTAAGCCTGCACCAGTTATAACTGGAAAGCACGTTGTTCCATATTTTCAAGGAAAAACAGGCCCTCATATAGGCAAAGCAGTTCAAGAAGCATATAAAGCCTATCTCAAAGACCATTATTCCACTCTAGAAGAAGGTAAAGCATGGCTTGAAAACTATGTCAAGCCCAGCGCGGCCTTGTTGAGAGGCGAGCATGTCTTGCCATATTTCAATGGACGTGGAGGTCCAGAGGTTGGAAAAATCCTAGATGATGCTTGGAATGCACAGTTAGAAAACAAGTTCGCTGATCAAGAGTCTGCTCAAAAATGGCTTTCAATATATATGAAAACCAACTATCAACCAATTGATTCACGGCCTGAAAATTAATTTAGAAGGGGCGCAGCCAACATTGTGTGTATAATAATGTGAAAGGAGATTAACTTTTGGCTGAAAATTTTAATGAAATCCCGTCTCTTGCAAGTGTTTTGTTTCAAACTGCAAGACAAGTGACAAATAAACAAACAAATGCTAGTTCACAGAAAACCGGAGGCACCAAAAAACTTGCTGAAATAAGATCTGCCAAAGGTTTTCAAACAGTAAGCACAAACATGAATCGGATGGCTCAAATGTCGAGCCCAAACAGTACGGTCACACAACCTGGTTTTTACAGCCCGTTTTTAACTCCAACATCTTTTCAAATTCCCAACACAAGAAAAGAAATTTATCTGTGGGCAAATTGGTGGCGAAATAATGAGCCCAAAGTCGCCGCCGGAATTAACTTTTATACTAACTTTCCTTTTAATGGATGGAAGCTTGAATGTAAATCTTCCGTCGTAAAAGACTACTTTGAAAAGTTAATTCAAAAACTAAATTTTCAACACTGGCTTCCAGAAATTTCACAAAGTTATCACCTATATGGAGATTGTTTTGCAATGACTTCAATTGATTGTCCCAAATGCCAAGGCAAGAACATTGATAAAAGAGGACAAGAATGTGATCACAAAGGAGCTTCATGGAAATCAATTCACATTCTAAATCCAGATTCAGTGATGATCACACCTGGTTTCATGGATAATGAACCAACATATGCTTACATGCCAAATGATCGAGAAGTTCGGCTGGTAATGGACAGAAGTCCTCATGAGCAGGAACAATACGATGCAATCCCTGATGAAGTCAAGGCTATGATAGTTCGTAAACAACCGATCAAATTAAGCGCGATGTGTGTTCACCATTTTAAACACGCAGCTGATCCTTGGGCAGATTATGGTAATTCACTCATAAGACCTTTGTTTGTTACATTAGCTTATAAAGATAAACTTAGACAAGCTCAATGGATTGTTGCTGAACGACATATCTTACCAGTTAGAATTGTGATGGTTGGTGATAATGAAAGGCCAGCATCTCAAGCTGACTTGGACGCTGTTCAAGAGCAAATTTCTGCAGTGGCAAATGATCCTAATTTAACTCTTGTTGTGCCACACGCTTTTGATTATAAATTTGTCGGAGCAGGAAACGAAGTTCTTAAACTTTCCAATGAAATGGAGCTGATCGAACAAGAAATATTAGACGGATTAATGCTGAACAAAGCTTTACTTAACGGAGAAGGTCCTGCATACGGGAATGCTCAGGTGGGGCTTATGTCTATGAATGAGCGCTTGGAAACCTGGCGAAGGAAAGTTGCACAATGGGTTGAAGAAAAAATATTTAAAAAGTGCGCAGAATGGAATGATTTTTATGCAACAGGAGAGGGAGGGCAAGAAGAACTTATTTATCCTAAAATAATTTTTGATGACCTCAAACTCAAAGACAACACGGGAATTTTGCAAGTTATGCAAACAGCTCAGTCAGCAGGAGCAATTTCTGCAGAAACATTGGTTGAACAACTTGGATTGAACTGGGACCAAGAAATTGAAAGACTACGTTTTGAGCAAGGTATGAATTTTGTAACGTCGGCAGATGTTATGAATACTGATATGAATATTGGGTTTGGGGGTGTCACGGGACAAGGATTTACAGGTGGGACCAATCAACCTTTGACAGGAGGAATGGGTGGTCCAGAAATGGGTGGCTCAGAAATGGGCGGAACTCCAGTGGGCGGAGCCCCAGTAGGCGGAGCTCCAGACATGGGAATGGGTTTTGGAGCACCTCCAGCTGCAGCACCAGCTACAGCTCCAACTCCAGCTCCAGCTCCAACAGCTGAATCAATTCATTTGCAATACCGTTTTGCAGCCAATGTGATGAATGAAATTTTACACAATAGGCAGCAACTTTCTTCTTATGAAGAAAACACTTATATTAGTAAAGTTGACCAAGAATTAAATCAAAAATTTGCTGTCACTGGAAGATCTTATTTCGGAGAAGTCCCAGACGATTTAAGCCAAATTAATCCATGGGATCATGAAGGGTTAGGTGTTCCTGAAAATTATCTCGCTAAAAAAGAAGTACAGGCCGGCAAAAAGAAAGAAAGGAAAAACATTCAAGGTTACAATAACTTAGAAAAAAAATTATATCGTTTAATTATGTCCATGAATGTGCCTGTAGCTTTTTATGCTCAATTTGAAGCTGGACCATCAAAAGAATATACTTTAGATGGAGCCTTTCCAGCTATAAAATTAGGTATCGAAGCTGATGGTGAAATCTTCCATAACAATCCTAAAAAAATTGAATCAGATAGACAAAGAGACATCAATTTAGCAAGACAAGGGTGGACAATTTTAAGGTTCACTGATCGAGAAATTGAAAAACAACCACAAGATGTAGCTGTGGTAATTCAACAAGCTATGCAAAAACTTCTTTTTGCTTACAAAGATAATTCACTTGAGTTCAAAAAATTTCAAAAACAACAACAAAATGATTAAAAAAAAATTATCTGCAAGGTTAATTTATTTGAAATAAAGAATTCAAAAATACATGATTAGAAAAGGAATTAGTGGCGGTTTGTTGTCTGTAAAATCCCTTTTGGATTCAAAGGACAGACAAAGTATGAGCAACCAAGCTATGGTTCGCACGTCATCTTCGTTGCGGGAAGCTGCAAAAATTGGTTTACAAACTCTGTACACAAATGCCGATGAAGTTCTTGAGCGGTATAAAGATTTTGACTTGATTAAAGAGATGAAATCCAGAAAAAATTCAAATCTTCTCTGGGTGAGAGCTCGCGCGATTGATGCAGATGTTGTTAATACTAATGGAGATTACTTTTCTGAAGAAGAGCTTCTCAAAGAAAATGACTATCAAGGTAAAAAATTACCTGCCTACAAAACATTTGAAGGCGTTCCAATTTATACAAATCATAAAAATGACAATATTGAAGAAGCAAAAGGCATGGTTGTCTACGCTGAATGGGATGACGAAGAAAAATGTGTATATTGTGTGTTTTTTGTGGACGAGGATGCATACCCCGATATTGCCAGAGGAATTAGGCATGGCTACATTCGCGACGTGTCGATGGGGTGTTCCGTAGATTTGGGCGAGTGTTCAATCTGTGGAAACAAAGCAACAACAGAAAAAGAATACTGCGATTGTCTTAAAAAATATAAAGGCAAAATGCACCCATCTGGCAAAAGAACTTTTGAATACAATTTTGGAATTAAATTTATTGAACTTTCATGCGTGGGAGATGGAGCATTCGAATCGTGTGAAATTTTGGAATTATATGATTCAGAAGACTTTTTGAAAAAAGCTGAGACAACGATAAAATCCGCGCGGTCTCTTAACTCTTCCATCACAATCGCGGCATCACTTCATAATGATATTTCAACACAAAAAGAGGTGGAAAAAACACTCAGGCAACTACAAAGCTTGAACTCATCAATTATTAGAGTTGCCCAATCAGCAGGAACTCTGGTTGGTGGACAAATTGCAGGTGGAAATGCAATTCAAAATGCAACTGTAGTTAAAATTTTACAAGGACTTGGAATTGATCCATCTGGACAACTAAATATCCTAGACCTGATTAACTTAGCGCTTAACTTTTTAGAAGTGGCTGTGTTAAATCTTTTTTCAAGAAAAGAAAACATAGATCTTGTTCACGTTGCAAAAATTACAAAAGCAATGGGCGAACTACAAAATACACTTCAAGATATGATTGATGATGGTATCGATTCATCGGGCGGATCAGCAGCAGCAGGACAACCTATGATTACACCTCAGGCTCCAGCCCAACCACCAGCAAATCAAGGAGCAACTGCAGAACAAACCCTTCCAGCACAAGGAATCGGCGCTCAAGCACAAATGCCAGCGTCACTTGAACAGCCTTCTGTTGGACAGCTAATATCACCGTTTTCACAACAACCATACGTGATGCCTCTTGGAGGAGGAGTGTCAGCAAACACTTCAAACACAAGATTCGTTTGGGCTTCAGATCAAACTGAAGAAGTGAATGTACAAACCAAAAAATTAAATAAAATTTCAAAAGTCATTGTAGCAATAGATAATTTGCGAGAAGCTTGCGGAATACAAACAAAAAATTATGAAGGTGATTTATTATCATCTCAGAAGAATATACAAACAGTTTCTGGCGGAGACAAAAATATTATGGATCAATTTGCAAAAATAGCACAAGATTACAAAAAGCAAAATTCAGTTGCTTTAGGAATTGACATTAAACTGGACGATAACCATGGCAATAGAGTGGTTTTATCCACCGACAAAGGAATCAAAGGTTTCTATAAAGGACAATTGACAAATTGGCAACCAAACTTGAACGATACACAATTATCGCAAATGGAAAACGGAAGCGGTTATAAAGTTGCCGGTGAACTTCTACAAGAGTTTTCAAAAACCATGAAAACTGCAGAAGTGCAAAATAAAGTGAATGACATGCTGACTCTTGATGAAAATCTTGAATCAGAAAAAGAGTTTGATCTTGTGAGATTGACAACTGAAGTTAACAAAGAACATGCTGGTGTCACCGATGAAACTTTCCAAGCTAAATTAGAAGAGCAAAGAAAAAATGCTCCGCAAACTCACAGCTACAATGAAATGATTCAGTCGCTACGGCATGAAGATTTAGTCTACATTGTAACAGAGTTGTCAAAAGATGCCAAGAAAGGACTTGGTGCAAAAACGTTACAAGAAATGCTTCACCCTGATCTGAGCAGATCTGAAGTTTCAGGGCGAGAAGTGATGTGCAATGTTATTGATGGAATTATAAAAACTTGCACCAGAACAAAATCTTCGCCAAGAACTGTGCTATCTGCGCTATTGACTCTTTCTGCAAATCAAGATTTTCCAAAAGTGTTGAAGCTTGCATCCTTAGGTACAGGAACAAGAGAGTACAGCTCACTCATGACTAAATTTGCTCAGGCCGAAAAAGAAGGTCAACCTCTGCCGGACCCAATGGTGCCCGAAGAACCAATGATGGACGAAGAGCATCCGAGCGATTTAGGTCTTGAAGCGATGAAGGACGTTGCTGATGAAGCAACACCTGGAACTTCAGAAGGCGACATTATGGAAGCCTTCACAGTTATTAAAGATAACTTACAGAAAGTTGTTGAAAAACTCGATGACATTTTAGAAAGAAATGCTCCCAAAGATACCAAAAAAGAAGAAATGGAAAGCGTTTTGGATGAAGAAGTTGAAGAGCCAACAGATAATGAAGCTATGAAAGGCGCTGTCACTGGATTGAGCCTTGCTGGAGAAGACGCTGGAGTATCTCCTGAAGATATGGTTGGAGCAGTAAACGAAATGGCTCCGGAAGATATGGCCTCAGAAATTGATATGCAGCGAACCCCAAGCTTGGCTACAGCACGTTCCAGAGATCGAAGAACTGCGACTGCTTCTAAGAATCAACTCCGAAGCGTAATTATTGGCTGGCTTGCAGATGTAGCAAATCAAAATAATCTTAGTACAGAAAGAATTGTAATTGCAAGTAAACTGTTCTGTTCGTATCCTGATGCTGCAAAAAATGTTCTATCGAAATCAATGCGAACCGCCGCAGTACGTGTAACAGATATTACATCGCATGAAACTACAATTTGTGCAACAGTTGAAGATTTAGGTTTTGATGTTAAAGATGCAGCGTTTAATCAAAAATTTAGAGATTTTGCTGTTGACCTTCTTTCGCAATCTGGATATGAGATTGACCCAACTACTTTTGCATTAACTGAAATTAATGTCGAAGACAACGGAATGGTTACAGGAAAAGTGAGCACGAAAGCAACAAAGTCTTTTTCACCAGAAATGATGAAAGAAGATTCTTACGTTGATGAAGATCGTGTCAAAGCGGAAATTCCTGAAATCACCGGAATGCCTGAAATAGAAGGAATGTCTGATATTCCTATGCCAATTGACCCAAGCGCTCAAGCTATGTCAATGGGCCCAATTGACAATATGCCGAAATCCTTGGAAGAAACACCTTCCATCGTTATGACAGCTTCGGCTAAATCAATGCGAAGAATGGCTAGACTTCAAAATATAATTAAAGTGGCTCAAGGTCTGGGCTTGCCAGGTGCTGCTCCTGGTGCTCCTGGTGCTGCTGGTGCTGCTCCTGGTGCCATGGATCCGCTCTTGGGAGGAGCACCTGATGCTGGAATGGCCGGTGGAGCCGCAGATTTAGGTCTCTCAAGTTTAACTGGTTCTACTCCTGGTATGGACGATGATGCAGCTTTAGATGCACAGTCTGAGCCAGGAACAAAGTCTCCCTGGGGCACTATTTGTCCACAATGCGGATCAAAAGATGTTGATATCGCCAATGGCGAAGGTGAATGCAACAGCTGTGACACTCAACTTAAATATAAATTTATTGTAGAAGCTGTTCCTTCAGGAAAAGGAGATAAAGAAGAAAGTGAAGCAGGTGGCCTAGACGCAGCAACTGCCGCTATGCCGTTACCTCCAACTGGCGGTATTGGCGCGCCTCTGGCAACTGCTGAAACAGGTATGGCCACTCCTGGAGCTGGCGCTCCTGGAATGGGTGCTCCTGGAATGGGTGCTCCTGGAATGGGTATGGCTGGAATGGGTGCTCCTGGAATGGGTGCGATGGCATCCACAAGTAAAGTCATGGTCAAAGTGGCATACCGCACAACAGCTGATGTTTATGCAAATGCTCTATCCGAAGGATTTGATAAACGAACTGCTCACAAACTTCCTGTAGGAATGATTTGCCCCTCATGTGGTTCAAGAACTGCCTCAAAGCAAGAAAAAAATACCTATTGCTACGATTGTGGAACAATTTCTGTTACAGAAGTAAAAAAAGTACCAGGAAAACCAGGTGAAATTGATACAAGTATTGTATGGATTTAAAGGAGAATCAAAAATTCTCTTGAATAAACAAATAGTTCTAGTAAAAAGGAACAAACTATGAAAGGAAACCAAAGCGAACAATTAAATATCAGGAAAGCAATGAAACTTCATGAAATTCTTTCCTCTGACAAAAACGACTTGACTGCTTGTAAAGAAGATCTTATGACCAAAGTGGCCATGGATGAAAAATCAGCAAAAGTAGTCGCAGAAAGTATGAGAGAAATGTTTCTACCTAAGCTTTTTGAAAAAGAAGGCTTAGAAGTTGATGACTTGCCAAAGGATTTAATTGGAAAAATGGTTTACGATGACGAAGACTTCGAAAATGAAACCCCTGATGACGAACATGATATTTGCGAGGACGAAGATGAAATCGACGGCGACGAAGATGAAATTGACGAAGACGAAGATGGAGATCATGAAGATGATGCTTTTAATGACGAGTTCGAAGTAAGTGATGATGAAATCGCAACGATCCACATTTCAGTACCTGCTGACAAAATTAGAGAAGTGGAAAAAGCTCTCGAGATTGTTTTAGGTGACACTGATGCAGATTCAATGGATCACGCAAATGTTCACAAAAACAAGAAAAATATTGGAGACAATGACATGGATAAAAAACAGCTAGAAGCCCGAAAGGCTTTACGAAAAACTATTCTTGCCGCTGTGCAAGATGATGAATTTGAGTCTGTCTCTCATAGATCAAAATTCGACTATGCAAATAGCGAACAATATCGAGAGGAAGACCGTTACCCAACAATGAAATTCGAAGGAGGATCGTCAGATCCTGAACTCGACTCATTAGACTATGCAGACCAAAATATTCCAGTTTTTTCTGACCTTTTAAGTGGTCTAGAAAAAGATTTGGGCTTAAGCGAGTTCAGTCAAACTAAGTTTGATGGTGCTCCAGAAGACACACATGAATATCAATTGGAATTTAATCCATTTGAGGTTCCTTCACAAGGCAACGAGGATCTTTACACTGAAGCTCCTATTCCCACCGAGCGCGAACTGTCTCTTAAGAGAACAGTCAATTCATCTTCATTGGGTGAATTTGATACTGAAGAAGCTGAAGAAGCACTAGCTTACGCACTTCGATCTGCCGGTGTGGATGATGAAGATCTCGCCAAAATTACCTATGCCGAAGCTCTTGAGCTATTCAAGGCTATTCGAACAGCTGGCAATTATGCTTCTGAAGATCATAAAGACATGAAAGATGAAGCAAAAGATTGCGAATCTGAAGATGCAGGTGAGGTGAAGCATGGCGAAAATACTTACTCAGAAATGCTTGCTAAGCTACTTAAAAAAGATGATCTCGGTCATAAAAAGAGTCAAACAATGGACATGGAAGTGCCGTTGAAAGTTCAAGTTACAAAAGCTGGGCGAGACAAAGAAGATCATGATCACGATCATGCAGAATCTGAAGAAAAGAAAGCTGAGCTTTATAAGGCTCGACTCAAAACTTCTTATGCATGTTCGAGCAAGCTAGCTCTTGCTGGAATTCTTCCAAATGATGAGCTTGATTCTTACGCCGAAGGGATGCTGGCAGATGGTCTGACAGTCACTTCTATGATTAAACAAACTAAACTTATGCTGGCAAACGCCGCTGCTCACGCCGAGAAGCTTGCTGCTTCGGGTGGTAAAAACACACGAGTTGCTTCCACTGGGATTACCTTTAACCCAACAGTGCGAACAGCTTCAAATAGCGATTTGAGTGGTGCGCTTGATATTCAAAATGCTTTACGCAACATTGGATGGACAACAGCAAAAGTTGACACTGAGATGGAGGGCTAATTACGAAAGTAATTTGACTTACCAAAAAACATTTAAAGGAGAAATTAAAAAAAATGGCATTAAGAGCATTAAATACAGTTACTGCAGTAAACTACAACAAACTTTCTGCAGACCCAATTCTTGCCGGTGATATTCTAGCAATTAGAATTTCTGACACTTCACAGAATCCCCCATTGGTTATGCGCGCAACTCGAAACGGTTCGTTAGGTGGTGCGCAAAATACAATTGGTGGCGGTGCAGATCGCCGAGGTTTTATTGTTGGAGTCTCCGCTGACGACGCGCTGGGAACTAATCCAAACGGTGAAACACCTCAAATGATCAACAATGATCCAGCTGGTTCTAACTTTGTGAATGGTAACATATTCCAGAGCTACACTGCGGGCTTTTATGTTGGCGCTAAGAGAGCAATTGGTGATTTTAAAGATGAATCAATCGCTCAGGTGACTAACCTCACTGCATCAATCCCAACTTATGCTCAAAGAGGCGTAAGCGTTTACAATACACCTGGTTCACAATTTGTGACCGACAGGTTCCAACTAAAGATCACAGCTACAGCTACCACCGATGGTGCCGCTGCATCTTGGACTCCTGTTAGTGGTGATCTATTGACGGTTTCAGCTGATACTGTGAATGGCGCACTCAGTGGAACATTAGTCAAACTTGATGATTTAGGAACTGATGGTCCAGCCGTTGGGCGCGTCGATTTCTATGACTCCGGAGCAGCTCTTCTGTACTGGACACTATTATAAGGGGGAATAAATTAAAATGTCACTTATTAAAAATAACATTAACGAAACAAGAGAACAAATTGTGGCTATGGCCCTCGAAACAGCAGAAGGAAAGACTGCGCTTGCACAAGCAATGGTTGAGCCAATCAAGAACGCTCTTCAGTACCAAGCAATTGGTCGAAAGCTTCTTTTGGTGGACGAACTCCCGCAGGGCGTTCTTCCTCGCTATGAAAGAGATGTCACAGCTAAGTCGTTCGTAGTTGGCAAGAGAGGCGCTGTTCCTACTTCAGAAATTGAAGCAGAAGAGCTACTCGTTCCAACCTTTGAAATTGCTGCAAACCCAGTGATTCGTTACAGCGAAGTTCGCGCCCGACGGTTCTACATCGTTGACCGAGCTCAAATTCGCGCCAAGGATTCACTGCAGCGACAAGAGGACACAGAAGTGTTCAAGGTCATCAATGCTGGCACTCCTACCGATCAAACCATTAGTGTTGCCGGTACAGTTCAGCTTGAGCAAGTTAACCTTGCACTTACTTTGATCGAAGAGCACGAGCTCATCGGCGCAAAGATTGTTGTACCTCCTGCTCGCTACAAGGATTTCCGAGGCTGGGGCCCAGACGTTTACGATCAAGCCACTCAGCGCGATATTCTTCAGACTGGTCTCTATGGTCACCTCTACACTGCTGACATTCACTTGTCGACAATGGTGCCAAAGAACTGTGTGTTTATTATGGCTCCTGCCCAATACGTTGGCGCAATTCCCATTCGACAAGACATCACAGTCCTTCCAGCTGACGACACTCGTCGCCTGCGATTGGGTTGGGTTGTTTACGAAGAACTCGGCTTCGCAGTCATAAATGACTTTTCTCTTTCGAGAATTATTGTTAGCTAAATTCTAGCATTCAAGTTAAAATCCCCGGCTTGTCCGGGGATTTTTTTTGCCTTAACATTCTCTCATTCCTAAAGAGGGTTAATTTTCAAGCTCTCGAAATAAGTAAATATGGACAAAATAGCTATTTTATCAATACACGGAATTGGAGACCAGAAAGCTGGCTATTCGGATGATTTCCATAAAAAGTTAGGTCAAAACTTTAAGAATTGTGAAGTCAAGTTTTTTGAATTTTATTGGCAGCATCTACTAAACGATCATGAAAATTATTTAAAAAGATATTTAAATGATTTAGGTTGGAGATTTTCAAGGAAAATAGCGATTGAGTATGCTGGAGATGCTATTTCTTATGCAAAAGATTCGGTTTTTTATAAAAAATTACACACAGATCTCGATAAAAAACTTTTAGAAATCGAGAAATGGCTTGATGGGGGCAAATTATGCATTATTGCTCATAGTTTAGGGTCTGTGATTATTTTTGATTACATTTACAGTATTCAAAATCCAGCTACTAAATCGAATACGTTATTTAAGGCTACGGCTGTAAACGCAATTTCAAGCTTAGAACATTTGGTCACATTAGGCTCTCCTTTGTTCATTTACAGTCTTCAAAAGCGCGATGGAGGTTTTCCAATTCGTGTGAAAAATTGGCTAAACATTTATTCTCCTTATGATGTAATTGGTTTTCCCGTGAAAAAAATCAATAAATTCTTTTACCAAGATAAAAATATAATTGACAAATCTATAATATGTGGCAATCTTTTTACCTTCTGGAATCCGTTTAGTCATCTTGCTTATTTCAATTCTTTTAATGTAAGAAGGATAATCTCGCAGTTCATAGTGAATAAGTAAATATGGACAAAGAAATTGAATCTTTTAAAAATATGACTGTGGAATCCCGCGCGAAAATTGAGCTGATTAAAAAAGCTCTCAATCAAACACAATTCAAAAATAAAGTTGCGGAGACAAATAGTCCAAATGGATCTAAAATACAAATATTTGAAACCTTAGACAAAAATGGAAAGCAAGTGTATCGCGCAACGGAAAATGATAAAAATGTGATGACATTTTCTACCAAAAAACAGCTATTAAATTATCTTAAAGATAAGTGAAAAAAAGGTTTTAACCAGTAACACAAGGAAAAAAATATTATGAGCGTGAACAATATTCTTCAAAAATTAGCTGAAAAAAAGGCTGCCGATGGCGACCATGAATTTGCTTATCATTTAATTGAAGCTACAGAAAAAAAGTCCACTAAAAAAGTATCTTCGACACTAAATAACTTGATTAACAAGTACGCTAAAAAAAGTGAAAAAGGCTCTTTCAAGTCCAAACTTAAAGAAATGGATGGTTTTTGCGGAATGAGAGGCAAGGGCTATGGATACAAAACTAAGGCTCAAGCTACTAAAGCATTGTCTGTGGCAGAACAAGCTGCAGTTTTTCTTAATTGGAAAGTAGCCAAGCATGAGGATTGTTTTGTTTTGGATGAGCATGGTAAAGATTCAAAGCCTAAAACCATGAAAAAGGCTCAAATCTATGATAGCCCTAATGATCAGTACAACCCTGACGATTTCAATCCTCCTCTCCCAGGTGAATTAGGAGATGACCCTAAAGCAGAACATGAAGAAAGAATGGATAAAATTCTTGAAGAAATTATGCGTGAAATGCCAGAGGATATTGAAAATAAATCTTCTCAAGAAGCATTTAGAATAGGCGCGATTTTTTGCTTGAAGAATATCTATTAATGTCAACTACCTCACCCACAAGGAGTGGGGTTTCTTATCACGAATATAATTATGAACAAACTGGCACACAAACTAGCAAATCTTGCACAAGAGCTGTATGAAAAGGGAAATGTTTCTGAATCTAAAGCAATGCTTTTTTCAGCTATTCGTATAGCTCACCAAAATCATCCTTTAGTTGAAGTACTTGGAAATATGGGTTTTGAGCAGTGTGAAGATTATGAAAATGAACTCATGGACGAGCTGAGTATCCCAGAGAGGTCTCAAAAGCACACAAGTGTTCAAGAAATTTGGATTCATATAGGGCCAAAAGGAATTGAGTATGGTTTGATGAATGATGATGATAATCAGCACTTTGATAATTTAGAAGACTTAGTGTCACATATTGTAGACGAAGGCTCTCGTGGAAGATTTGATTTTTTAGGGGATAACACTTATCGAATCGACCCAGACGAAGAAATGTATCATTCGTGCAAACATGGAGGCTCATGCTCTTGTGGTGGTGAGTGCAAAACTGCTTCTAAAAAGAAAAAAAATGTCAAGTTAAATAAACCTTTTCGAACTCCTGACGGTCCAAAGAAGTTTTCTGTTTATGTGAAGAATGACAAGGGCAATGTTGTAAAAGTTAACTTTGGGGACCCAAACATGAGAATCAAAAAGAGCAATCCCAAAAGAAGAAAAAGTTTTAGAGCAAGGCATCGTTGTGAAACTCCAGGCCCTAAGTGGAAAGCAAGATTTTGGTCCTGTAAGGCGTGGTAAACTACCGGAATAACAGAAATGAATCAACGAGACACACAATTTTTCACTTTTTCTCTAACACAAGATGAGATAAACAATCATCCATCAGAGCCTAAGGTTGATTATTCGGATGCAGTTTATAATCCTGTTTTCACGATTGAGGTTAACAACCAATCGATTCACCTTTCTACAAAGCAGGCGCGCATTCTTTTTGGCAAACTTGGAAAATTTCTTGAAAAAGTCACTCCAGATGACGACATTCTGAAACGGGAATTAAAGTAAATGTTTAAAGATTTATTATTTGAAATTGAGTGCGCAGAAGAGATAGGTTACTATAAACTTGCGGATAAATTAAATGAAAAACTAATCAGGCTTGCATCATCAAACCCAAATGATGTCATTAAGAATATTAACAATAAATTTACTGCACGAGACGGTATTCAAGATGTAAGATTTTCTGATTATCAACAAAAAATTATGATTTCTGCTGAGTCTGACATTGAAAACAAAACTAAGCGTCAAATTAATGAAATTGCCAAGCCATTTTCTGTTTCTTTCAGATATAGCAGTTTTAATGACCGTGATGAAAATGATCAAGAAGAGTTGAAACGAAGAATTATAGAAAAAGCCATCAAAGATTATGAATTTGCAAAATTAATCGGCGCCTTTGATGATGACGAAGAACCCACTTCTGAGGAATTAGCTGAAATTGAAAAAGAAGGTCTATATTATCTTCCTGAATATGACTCAGAAGCTGAATTTAATGAACCTTTTAAAAGAAATTAATCAATCAAAAATTTTTGTTGTTAAAAAAATCTTTTTCAAACGGTGGCTCATCAAGATTTTCGCCAGCGCTTAATTCGTGAAATTTAACATTGTAGGCTTCGAGAACTTTGGCTTGTACGGAAAGGTTGACAAGAAGCTCATAGTATTTGCGCGCTATCATAATAAAAAAGAATTTTAAATCGTCATTATTAAAATTTTCAGTCTGAACCTTGTCTATAAATTTCATAAGCAATTTAGCTTGACTTCTGTAAACTTCTGCAACATCATCTGGTTTCATTTTTCACTCTCCGGGCTATTATTCTTCAAAATATTTAGTGCAAGAATAATTTTTTCATATTTTTTACAATTCATGTTCATCATTTCTAAATAAGTTAACGACAAATTTTTTTCAAACAAATTTTTTGCAACAAAAAGCTCAGGCTCAAGGGGAACATCAATATTATCAGCTTCTAGAAAGAGTTTACATTTATGAATAAATTCTTGAGTTTCTGTCAAATCTAAACAAAATTCTTCTTTAATTTTGTCGTAAATAATTTTTATCAAATTAAAGTTCAAAGATCTAAAATCATGCTTTATTGAGTCAAAAATCACTTCTTTATCTGAGAGAATTAAATACTTAACATTTTTTAAGAATTGTGTAATTTCATTAATGGTTAGGTATTCTTTTTCTTTATAAGTTTGAGCGTCAATTTTAAGTGCAATCTCAAGTGTAATTTCTTGAAATTCTAGAGTATACTCGTTATTTTCAAAATCAAACTTTTTGTAAACCATTTTAATTCAATTCATTCGGCAAATTGGGGCGAATAGGTGGAAAAAATACTGGAGGGAACGGGTTGGGAGAGGCGATAACTGGCGATGGAGGGGGAGCCAACCAGCCTGGAACTTGTAAATTATCGTCTGATTCTTCTTCTTCAGCGTTTGTGGTTACCTGTTGAGGATTTGTTTTTAAAGTTCCATCAAATGTTCCTTCAAAAAATATGCTTTGTATGTCTAGGTCAAACTCATTTTGTTCATACCACTTACTGAGATTTGTGGGCTGTGCTAAAGCAAAAAATTTAATTGAGTGCAAATATGTTGAAGAACCACTATTAAGTTTGCTATCAAAATTTTGAAAAATAACATTTTTCATTGGGTAGTAAAATGGTCCGCCAAAATACATAACCAAAGAAATGGCCCCTGGATTTATTCCATTGTATATTGCGCTAAAATCACGAGCGGCTTCAAACGTTATGCTTCCAGTGACAGTTCTTTTTTTTAAACCAATTGATTTTGGTCCATCTAATAGATTTTTTGTGATACCGTCGTTTGCTGTATATACTGTGTCTACAGAGTTTTCTACTTTTAAACTCATGCTTGTAATGAAAAAGTCCTGTCCAGACATCCAATTTATATCATTGTTATGTTTTTCTGCGATATTTTGTTCTTGTTCTGGTTCAGCTTCAATTACATTGATAGTTAAAAAACAGTCATGTGATTTGGAATAGCGATAAGTTTTCTGTGTTTCAGTTTCTGAAAAATCAATGTTTTGTGGTAAATAGCGACTGAATGAAGAAAGATATGAGGCTGTTTTTGATTTATAGGATTCGGGAATTGTGGTTCCACCTTCAAAACTTAAATTGATGTCTACAGGAGAATTTGCTTTTGAGTCTATTGTAAATGATGTCAGAAAAAGCGGGCCACCTAAATTAATTGGATCCAAGTCAGTGTAAATGAAAAATGGCACGAACGGCCAAAGAGATAAATTCCAGATATATTCTTGAAAAATTGAGTTATAATCATCTTTTATGAATGGCAGAACTCCTGGGACTTTTAAAGTTCCTTTAGTTTTTAAAACATCATTTTTATAAGTATAAGAAAAATTTCTGTAATTAAAAAAATCAATTGGAGAATTGATGTCTATCGCATCAATACTAAAGTCTTCGACAGTTCCTAATTTGTAGTTAGTTTCTTTTCGAGAAAAATTTTTTAAAAGCTCAATTTTATTTTTATTGAAAAAATCTAAATAGGCGATATAGTTAGCAGGCTGAGCGTACAAGAATTGAAGATTTTCTTCTTGATCAAAAAAAATAGGATTATTGAGCATTGCTACTGCTATTTTTTTAATAAAAGTTGTATTTGAAATATTCATAACACTTCCTTAAGCCATTTTTTACAAACAACTTGAACAAGAGTGTAGGGTAAATTGTTTAAATCAGCTTTTTTCATCACAATTGTTTCCAGCTCTTGATTTTCTGGAAATTCAATTTGAACAATAGCAGTTTTAAAAATTTCACGGTATAAAACAGAAGTTCTTATAAAAGGCTCTCCAGTAATATGATTGATATATGTTGCTTCTTCAAGCCCTTTTGCAACCATGTCAAATGATGGTCCATAGGCAAGAAATTTCATTTTATAGTCATTATCTTTTTTTGCATCTCCGAAAACTATTAATCCATTTACTTTTTTTTCAAAGCTATAATTTACCTCAAATGGATAAACAGAATTCACAAAAATCGAGTCCATATTACTTTAACGTTCTTCTTTGGTCACACATTTCCTTTTTTTTGCATTTTAAAAATTATTGACATTGTTAATTTCGAATTGAGGCTGGCCTTGCTGTGATTTAGCTAATGCCACCCATTCAAAACTCACTGACACAAAATCATCTTGATTTGCTTCAATTTTTCCAGGCGACCAAACTGTGTATGGTATAGAGAAATTTTGGGAGCCAAATGTTACAGTCATTGATTTTGTTGCAGAGCTCGCTAGATACGCAAATTTTTCCAATGTTGGTTGATCACTTCTGAGTGCGAAAGTGGATAGAGTTCCATTTATTTTTCTAAATTCAGAATAGAATCCTTTTACATAAGTTCTTTTAATTTTTTTATAGTCATTGCCATAAACTGGCTTTAAATTATTAGAAATTGTGATCGATAAATCTTTAAAAGGTGTGTCTGAAAATGTTTGTGTTAAAAGGCCATCAAGATATTTGCTGCTTTTTAGAACATCTGGATTCACATCAAAAACCACTCCTGTTGACGGGTCTGGATTAATATCATTCACAAAGTCTGTTATTTTAATTCTTGATTTATTTAAAAGTCTTGCAAATTGAAATTTATTATTTTTGCTGGTTGTGTTAATAAAATTAAATCTTGTTGAGCGATTAAAATCTGTGGCTAAAATTGTTGTTTCTATTTTAACAAATTCGTCACCCAAATTGAATCTCAGTTCGTCAATTAAACAATTGTAAAAACTACCTTCCGAAGTGTCTAATCTAAAAACTCCTTCGAGATTTAAGGGAAACGTTTCTGGAGTTGCGCTTACTGTTCCATACTGAAAAACTTCTATCCAGTATTCTGTATTTTGAGCTAAAGTAACAACATTAAAAGTCAATGCTTGTGTGGTAGTATTTATTGAATTGATTTGTAATTTTGTTGATGTGTTTTCGCTGACTAAATAAAATTTAAAACTTGTCAAAACTGTATTGTTTATTCCTAATGAAATAGGTATTAAGCTTTCGTTATAATTGCATCCTGTGCTTGTCAAGTTTGTTAAAGATAATTTGTAGGAAGTATGAGTGCCTTGATGAGCTTGTGTGCACAAATTCATGAGCAGGTCAGTAGCAGGACTTAAAAGCCCTGAAGAGTCCAAATTAAATAAAAATGTAGCGTCTATTGAAATTTGACGATTACTTAGCATGAAAGTGTTATTTTGTGCTAAAGACCCAAAAAGCATGGTATCATCAACACCTTTCTCATTAATTTTAACTGAAAACTTATCAATAAAACAATCTCTTTCTTCACTTAGTTTATTGCCATAATAGTCACATTTAAAAATTTGTGCGAAACCAAAATTAGCGGGATATGCAAATAAATTCATCATGGTATTGTATCAATTGTGAAAAAGTCATTTATATCCCATTGTATGATTCCATTGACGAGCTTAACTCCGCTGGCAACATTTGCCGAAACTTGCACGTTAATAATCGTGTCAAAAAGATCGGTGGCATTTCCGATTGGTATAGATGTATTTCTTGGAGTGTCTTTTTGCAACAAGCAATACATAGTTTTTTGCACACCTGTATTTGAGTTATAGGCAGTAACATAAATATCCATTGAATTTTGTATCGGCAATACAGAATTATATCCGACATTTTCCTGAGATGTGCGACCATCTTCTGTATTAAATTCTAAATTAGGGACATAAACTCTGAGTCTGGATGGTATCGTGGGCAATTCTTCTGTCAAATACACTCCATTTGAAAAAGCTAAATTACCGCTCAAACCTTGATCAACTAATCCTAATTTAGCCACCATAACGCTTGAAACTCCTGCCACCCAATTCGAATTATTGACCGATGATGCAATTTTGCCAACATAATTTTGTGTATGATTAAGCTGAAGCTGCTGTGATAATGTAACCGCATATGGGACATTCATGTTGAAAACAGCCCAATAATTAACATTTGCGTTTAGCTTGAAAAATTTATTTTGTTTTAACGGTAAAGCGAATTGCTCAGGTGTTGTTGGTATATCTGCAAGAGTCAGTGATGCAAATTCTACTATAGATGTGCCAATTGGTTGATTTATGTCGCCTGTTGCAATTCCTGCGCTCAAATAAGACAAGATTGGTTGTATAACTGCCCCAGTGCCATTTGATTGAGGACTATCTACTACAGTTAATGTTGGCATTGAAATATATCCGCTACCAAAGCTTGTAACAGTTGCGCTTACAATTACTCCTTGTTTTGGTCCTACTGTTGCTGTTGTGAGAGAAATTGCGGCGCCGAATCCATTTCCACTAATAATTACCTGAGGGTTCTTGTAATTATATCCACCATTTAGAATTGTGCAGCTTTGCACTCCTAGCAGTGGATAATCTGCATAGTTGGTTGAGGTATTTGAATTGAAATATCCATAGAATTGAATGCCACCAATGATTCCAGTGTTACCGGCCCCTTGTGTAATTGGAAATGCAAAATAATTCGTCGCAACACCAAATGCATTAGTTGTTGAATAATCAGAATTATCATCTGTTAAGGTATAATTAGTGACTTCAAATGGCGAAGTAAGTCTTTGCTGAATAAACCCTGTGGAAGAATAAACGTTTTTGTAAACATGGAAAAATAGTGGGCTAGGTGAAATAGCTGACACAGAAGTCCAACTCACAAAATTGTTCACGAGCTTATTTAAATAAAAATTTTGACCAGAAAGATAGTTGGGATTATATTCGCCTGTAGCATTGACTGCAGAAACTCCGTAGGTCCATGAACCATTAAATAGTGTGCTTTTTCCTGAAAAATCTCTTGCGCTAGTCACGTTAATTGATAGTTGATTATTAGAAAGCGCGCGAGAGCTTCCACGATAAATATCACCCCTGAAAATTGCAAGAGTCTTAGTTAATGTGTTATTATTTAAGAAATACCAAAAGTCTTTAAATCTTGAATCAAAATATGTTTGTTGTAATCCATTAAAGTTTAAGCCATACTCAAAATTTTCTTGAGGTCTATAAGGTCTTGAGTGCCAATAATCATCAAAAGAAGTGTTAATGCCTGCAATTGAGCCTGTGTAATTAAAAAAACTATTAACCAAATCTGACTCAAAAGAATAAGTTTGTGAATCCTGAATTGATTTAATAGAATTATTTACAAAAGTTAAAAATGCGTTATATGATCTAGAGTCAGGAAAATAAGACTGAGGGTTTTGAAACTCAGGATAACCGAGAAAAGTTTTAGATGTACTAAGTGTTGAATAATTAAAGTTACTGTCAATATTTAAAATTGCTTTTGCAATCGAAATTCCAGAATATGGTATTTGAACATCTGGTGGAGTTGCACCATTGAGAGCAGTAGTTGTCAAAAATTTAAGAGTAGGCTGATAAATTAAATTGATGTTAGATCCGACGGCTACATAATTTAAAGTTTCAACATTTTGGACAAAATAAATTTTTAAATTAACTGAGTCAATAAAATTAATTGCTACGATGTACCCATTCAAACTTGTTTTTGTAAAATTATTTACATACGCAACTGGAGGCAATTGGTTCACCGTAATCTCAAAACCACTTACAGCCGTGACAGTTGCCACATATGATTGTCTAGAAAATATAAAATCATTATAATCTAAATAAAAGTTAAATAGTTTTTGTCCTGGAGTGTCATTTGAAGAAACTGCAGGAATATATTGAGATGGGACGAGCGACATCTGTGTCTGATAAAACACTCTTCCTGGACCAAAGTAGAACAGCTTTGAAGTGTCATCAAAATTAAAATTGAAATTCGTGCTTACCCCAAATCCGTTTGTCTCGTCATAAACTCCAAATCTTGGCTTTCCCTTTGTCAAAATACTTGCAATTTGTGATAAATTAAAAATTGCTGAATTAGGGTTAAAATTTGAACCAAGAATATTGTTTTTTATGTTGAATGAAACACCAATAGATTGAGCCAATTGAGTAAGGAAAATTTCGTTAATGTTGGACATCTATTGTAAAATTGTGAATTTTTGGCCTATAAACCTTGCTTCAAGCATTCAAAATGTGTCGAGAGAATTCCTCGCCGACATGGAAGTTGTAGTTGACAATTTCTTTAGACGCGAGATTATATCAAGGAGCCAAACTAACGTCAGTAGAGAGTACTGTGATTGCAAATCCAGGAGCAGCATTCATTACTGAGGTGCTAAATGACCAAGTTTGAAATGTTTCAGCTGTGTCAAAAGTTGTAAAGCTAGGGTAAGTTACAGCAATGCCGACTGGAGTTTGAACAGAATTATAAATTATGCACTTAAGCGCCGGTAAATTGTTTAATTTGTAAGTGATTACTGGAGATTGATAAGGCAAAACTGGTCTTAAATTATCTACAGTTTGAATAAATGTAAGTGGTTTTGCCGTAAAAGCTAATCCTAAAGATGAGCCAGTGATAGAAAGATTATACACTGCGTTTGTATTTGTGGATGCAAATCCAGTTTGGGTAAGTAAAGTTGTTGAAGTAGTTTGTCCAGCTCCTATAATTAATGTATAATTTGGTGTGGTGAAGAACCCTCCAACTGAAGGAATAGCATTAATTATCAAATTACCGAATACAGGCCTTTGAACTGATGCAGTGACATAAACTAAATCGTCTAAAGTTCCAGCCACAAAATTATTTGTGCTTAGGGATGCAGAAAGTGACAATGGACTTACAGTGATACTTGTCTGTATTGAGCCGCGATAGCTGGCAGTTAATGTAACAATCCCCTGTATATTAGTCGCAACACCCATAACTAGAGTAACATCTGTTGTTTTTGTCTGATAAGTTATTGTGGCTAAGCCGGTGTTCGGAACTGTTAAAACTGTTGCATTATTTGAAGTTATGGTAATTGTTCTGTTTGAAATTGCTCTCGAAGGGAGTTGCACTGTAGCAATTATAAATGAACTAGTGTACCCAATAAATGAAGTTGTTGAGAGCGAAAATCCGCTTAAAACTAAAGGATTGATTGTAAGCGAAGATGTGGAAATATTAGTGCCATCTGTAACCGTAATGTTTGAAATTACAGTTGTAGATGTTGAAGCAACTCCAACTTTAATAGTTTTACTATTTGTATTAAAGTCAAAAAAGACTTGATTAGGGACATTTAAAAAGCCATTGTTGTTTGAGATTGAAAGATTTGCTCCTGCCGCAGAAATTTTGTTAGGATACACAATTGTTAAATAAGTATCTTGTTCTTCATAAACTATATTCGAGGATAACCCCAGTAAAATATAAGGATTTTGATTTTTTTGACTTAGGGTTTTTGTCGCGCCGGTTATGTAGTAATTGTTTTTAAAATAAACTGTGTCAAATGGAGAAGTCAAAATATAAGAAGACGTAATACCTTGATTGTAGATTTCGAAGCTTCCAGTGTCATCTATCCAGTAAGATGACATAAACTTAAATACTTTTGACGTATTGTCTTTTACAATTGTGTTGGAATTATAGAGAGATGATCCTTTAGTAATTGCAAAAAGTTCATTGTTGAGGAGCTTTAGAATTCGAACTGGTTCTGATTGATTTAGATTGAATGGTAATGTTAAGTAATAAGTTTTATCAAAATTATTAAAGTTTTTATCAATAAATGCAAACTTAATTTGTGACCAAGTATATTGAGAATCTGATGTAATTTTATATGGGTCAGCATTT